CAGCAGCATCTGCAACCACCGTCGCCGGGTTGTAGGCGGTGATGGTGACGTTCAGGTTGGCCTTGAGCAGCGCGTTCAGCACCGACTGGATCGAGGACGGGAGGTCCGGGGTCATCTTGCGGCCCACGAACTGACGCAGGCTTGCACGAGATGCCTGTGCCAGGTAGTCAGCGATCGTGGTGATGTACGGCTCGGAGGACAGCGGGGTCGACGGGTCCGTCGTCTTGTAGTGACGAACCTGCAGAGAGCCTGCGTTATCCACCAGCACCGTGACACCGGCAGTCGCCAGCGCGTTCATCGTCGGCACATCGAGCGGGTTCAGGTTGCGGCTTGCACCGACCAGGTTGGTGTTAGTCAGGGTCGTTGCCACGTCGATCGCCGGGTTGCAGAATGCACCGGCCAACTGAGCGGCGGCGAACTCACCGGAGACCGCGTACTCCACGGCCTGCAGATCGGTCGGGCCCTGGAGCTTCACGCCCATCGCGTTGATCGAGTTCAGGACCACGCGCTGGTTCTTGATCGCCTGAGCCAGCAGTGAAATCTGGTCAGAGGTCATGAAGCGGCCAGCACCGATGAAGCCGATTGCTTCGCCCTGGTTCTCCGGAGCAGCCTGCGTGGTCAGATAGCGACCCAGGTACTGCTGCACGGTGGACGAGGTGCTCAGCGGAAGGATGACGTTCGGCTTGCGCTTGGAGCCGGGCAGACCGGTTGCCAGCGACGCGATCGCATCCATGAAGGACTGATCGGAGGCGAAGGCGCTGCCTACCTGCTTGGGCACCTGGATGCAAGCGAACTGCGTGCCACCGTTCTGCAGGAAGAGCTTAATGGCGAGCGACATGCGGTTGGCCACCGAGTATGGCTGGCCGTACTGCGCGTATGCATCGCTGCCCTTCGAGAAGAGCTGCAGAGCGAAGTCCGAAGCCTGCTTGTTGGTGGTGTAGGAGACGTAGTAGAACTCACCCACGTTCGGCGTGTTGCCGCTCTTGTTGAAGGTCTGAACCGTGGCCGTGTCGCCGACGTTCATGCCCAGAGTGGTTACGACCTTCATCTGCAGGCCGGAGATCGCGATGGAGGGGGTTGCACCTACAACATGGTTGCCCGCTGCATTCACCGACAGGGTGAGCGTGTCACCCGGCTGGTAATAGTAGGTCGGGCTCGGGGTCGAGGTGTAGCCGTAAGCGAGCGCGTTCTGCGGATCGACGATGGTGAAGGTCACGCCGGTCTGCGCATCGATAAACGTCTGGCCGAGATAGCCCGTGACGCCAACCTGTCCGGTGACACCGGTCGTCGCGTTGCCGGTGCGACCGAGGTGGTCTGCATTGGCCTGCGCGATGGTGCGGTTGGAGCTGACAGTGAAGCGGTTTGCCACATCCACGGTTACGGCATCGACGCCCGGCTGGAAGGTGAGGGCCGAGGTCGCCACCGCCTGCGAGGTCAGGTCAGCACCCGAGACTGCGGTGCAGATGATCACGCCTGCCGCGCCAGCATTAGGCGGGAAGGTGGTGAACAGGGTCAGGATGTCCTGCCAGGTGCGCGTGGTGGAGTTGTCGGCCTTGACGATCGAGACCGAGATCGCACCGTTGGTGACCGTGATTGCGGAGGCATCGGCTGCGCCGGTCGGTCCGCCCACGAGCTGTACGCTCAGCACCTCACCACCGAGCGTGCCGGGGATGGTGGCCTTGAGCACCAGCTTGTTGTTGGCCGAGCCGTCGTGCAGGGTGATCGCCGCCTGGGTCGCCGGGCTCACCACGATGGAGTTGTTGCTCTCCTGGAAGGTCAGCGTGACCGTCTCGGAGGCAGCACCTGTCGGAGCGTAGAGATCCGAGAAGCTGTGCGGGAACAGGACGCCGCTCTGGCGGAATGCCGCGTAGGCTACGTTGGTCGCGGAGACGGAGAGTGCCGGAGCAACAGCGCCCAGCTCGTCGGTGACCGTGTAGGTTCCAGCTCCCGGACCACCCGCAGCCGTGACGGCCAGCGTGTAGACGTGGTCGTTCAGCTCCGAGCGGCGGTAGGTCGCGAACACCTGCTGACCAACAGCCGGAGGATTGAGCAGCGTGAAGTTGCCCGTCGATCCGACCAGGCGCAGCACGCGGACCGCACCGGCATTCACAGCCGCGATGGGATCGGTGCCGACGTAGACCGAGATCAGAGCCGGGTCATCGGTGACGCGGGAGAGGCCGGAGCCGTCGACCGGGCTGTCCTTGAGGACATAGACGACGTTCTTGCCGTTGACCGCACCGGAAACAGGCTGCAGGTAGAGCTGACGGTCGACCAGGACGTTGGTGATGACTGAGGCGTCGAACGGCGTGAAGCCCGGGGTCGAAGTCGCGACACCGGTCGCGCTCGAAGCGCCCCACGCGATCGAGTTGCCGGACAGGATGTAGTCCACACCCGCGATGAAGTCGGAGCGGTTCGGGCCGAGGCCCACCGACTGCACGGCAGCGATGGATGCGCCGGTCAGAATGTCGCTCGTGTTCTGGTAGGTGTTGGTGTAGTAGGTGATCTGGAGCTGCGAGTTCGGAGCAACGCCCTGCGCCAGGGTGACGAGGCCGTTCAGACCGTCGACCGCAGCGACTGTGACTGCCTTGCCATTCACCTTGGCGGTGACCTTGGCCGGGTTCGTCGTGATCACGCCACCATTGGTGCCGTCCACGATCGGGAGGTTCTTCACCATGAAGGTGGTGTTGGTGCTCTGGCCGAGACCGCCGGTCAGGTTCTGCGCAGTGTGTGCGGTGGCCGCAACGGAACTCGCCACGATGGTGCCGGTGCTGCTGACAACGCTCAGATAACCAGCCGTCAGAGTCTGGTTGCTGGTCTGGAGCAGGGCAACGACCTGGTCGTAGGTGCGGAGGGAGTCATTGGTGTTGCGAAGGACGACGACGATCGAGTCGGTGCCGTTCCCCTGCACTGCGGAGGCATCGGCGACGCCGTTGCCGGTTCCGGGATCAGAGAGCTGGAGGGAGACGTTGTTGCCGCCCTGGCCCGGTACGGATACCGAGACGGATACGACTGTGTTGCCTACGGTGTAGAGCGGCAGAGATGCGAACAGCGGAACCTGGACGCTCAGGTCTTCGTTCTGGACCAGCAGATCACCGCGCTTGAAGTAGTAGGTGACCGTGAGGTTGGTGTCCACGGGAACCAGGTCGGCCAGGACGATCTGTCCGGTCTTGCCGTTCAGCGAGAGCACGTTGACCGGGAGGTCGTTTGCCAGGACCTGGATCTTGGTCACGTCACTGGTGACCGTGCCCGAACCATCACCGGTCACGACCGGGAAGTAGGTGAGCTGGAAGGTGCGGGTAACGCCGTCGACCTGGGCGGAGAGGTTCTCACCGGCAACCTGATCATCAGCGATCGAGGAAGAGCCACGATGCAGGCGAACGTTCGTGTTCGTGAAAACTTCCTGACCCTCACCGATGAACACGGGGATACGCGCGTTCCCAATCAGCGTGGCGGAACCTGCGGCGTTGAAAATCTCTTCCGTGTAGACATCGGGTGGGGTGTACGACGTGCTGAACAGTGCCATGCGATTGCTCCTAACTGGATCTCCCGGCCTTTCGCGCCGGAGGATGGTGATCGAAAGCTGTGTGGAGGACTCACGGGTCCCCGGCGGGAGGACAAACCTCCCCCTTCACACAAGGTCGGAAAGTCGGATTTCTTCCCAACTTCGATTTGGGCGGGGGTTAGCCGACGAGTTTGCCGTCGTCGCCGTCATAGGTGGGCTTGAAGGAGCCGGACTTCTCGACCGAGTCCATCGCCTGCTGACGGCGCTTCTGCTCGTCCCGGGTGATCGGCTGGAAGTCGTTATGTGATCTGGCGCGGATACCTACCTGATTGCTTGCGCGGCGCACCTTGTCGCGCTGGGCCTGCCGCTCCTGGATCGCCTCATGGCGTGCCTCGGATATGCGACCGATCGATACGTCATAGGGCTGGTTACCCATGCTGCCGGTCAGAACCGCAGGAGCCTCGATGATCTTGTCGGCCTGGGCCGTGCAGAACTGGCAGGGGATGGAGTCGGGAACGTCCAGCTTGATCGACTGGACCAGTTCCGATTGCGCGGCGCATTCGGCGGCGGAGCAGCGGTAGCGATAGATCATGAACACCTCACGGGACAAGAGCCCCATGGGGTAATACCGTTGGCCGGTCGTGGCCACCCTTTATCTGTAGTCGGGAAGGAAGCCGCTCACCTGGAGCGAGGAGAATCGCGGCGGAGTCGAGAGTCTGCCGGGAAACGATGGCGTGGGTGCGACCGATGTGACGCGGAAGCTGGTGAGGCGTGTGACCAGGGGTTTGTAGACGCGCCAGTCTGCCGCCGCCTGCACCGAGAGCGTGCTGACGTAACTGGCGGACGTGCCTGAGCTGTCACGCGCGACCGAGTTGCTCGTACGGCTCATCGAGAAGATGGTCAACCCATCGGACTCCATCGTGTCGCGCCGGAAGACCAGGATCTGGTGACGGATCGCTTCGGCCAGGCGCGAAGCTGACTCGGGGTCGTTGGCCTTCACCTCCATGGTGAAGCTCACGTTGTCCTTGCTGCCGTACACCTCATAGGTCGCGGTGTTGATCGGAGAGACGAGAACGGCGCACTGGTCGCCTACCCGGGTGTTGTCGCCGATCGCGATCTGCAGCCCGGGGATGATGTCGCGGTTGATGGCACGCTTCTTCGCTACCACAACCTGCTGCGGCTGCTCGACTCGCGCCTCATAGCGCAGCGACCGGCCCGGGGTCAGCAGCGAGGGCAGGATGATGGAGCCGTCCGCCTGCGGGATGACCTGCGTGTGGAAGGAGCTGCCGTCCGAGATGAAGACTTCGTCCTCGACCAGTGTCTCGTCCGGGGCGAGCGTGAAGTTGAGCAGGTTCTCCGGGTTGAGGAGGTTCCCAGCCACAGTCGGATCGAGGCGGCAGAGGCCCATGATCGTAATGGTCGAGCCAGCGGGCATCCACGGCGCGAGCGCGATGGTCGAGGAGGTCACGAAGCTATAGTCGGCGTCCTGGCGCAGAACGTAACCGCTCTGATCACTGAGCGAGAAGGTGCTGTATTGCGGAGGGA